CGAGACGGGCCACCAGTGGGTGCTCGGGGTGTGGGAGTCGCCTGCGAACAAGCAGGAGGCCGAATCGTGGGAAGTCCCCGAGGCCGAGGTGAACGCCGTTCTGGACGAGGCCATGCGGACGTGGCGAGTCGTGCGCGTCTACGCGGACCCGGCCTACTGGGAGGAGACCATCGCGGGCTGGGCCGGCAAGTACGGCCCCAAGGTCGTCACCGAGTGGTGGACACACCGGCGCCGCCAGATGGCGTTCGCCCTGCGCGCGTACAAGACGGCAATGACCGGCGGCGAGCTGTCGCACGACGGCAGTGACGCCTTCGCGCGGCACATCGCCCAGGCGGTGAAGCGGAACGCCGGGGTGAAGGACGACGAGGGCAAGCCGATGTGGGTGATCCAGAAGGACCGCCACGACTCCCCTCGGAAGATCGACCTCTCCATGGCGGGCTGCCTGTCCTGGGAAGCCCGACGGGACGCAATCAAGGCGGGCGGCAACGAGCCGCCGCGCTCCCGGAAAACGACTGTGATGCGCTGACGATGACGGGGGTGACCTGTGGCCCTCGACCTCGAGCCGGATGCGTGGCTGAAGCGGCTGATGGCGGCGCACGACAACGACCTGCCGAATCTGCGGTTGATGGACTCGTACTACGAGGGCACGCAGCCTCTGTCGTATCTGGCGCCGGAGATCCAGTCGGAGTTGTCGGACCGGATGCGGCAGCTGGTCATCAACTGGCCGCAGCTCGTGGTGGATGCGCTGGATGAGCGGCTGGATGTCGAGGGCTTCCGGTACGCGGACAGCGAGACGACTGCGGATGATCTGTGGGACGTGTGGCAGGCCTCCGACATGGACGAGGGCAGTCAGCAGGCCCACGTCGATGCGTTGGCCCTGAAGCGGTCGTATGTGATCATCGGCGCGAACGAGGACGACGAGTCCACGCCGATCGTCACCGCCGAGTCCGCCATCGAGGTGTTCGCGGAGCGGGATCCTCGCACCCGTCAGGTGATGGCGGCGATCAAGCGGTGGGACGAACCCTCCGCGGGGGCTGCTCCGGTGAAGTGGGCGACGCTGTATCTGCCGGACAAGCGGATCACGTTCGAGCAGCAGAAGGGCGCTTGGACCGCGGTCGACCAGGACGAGCACAACCTCGGCCAGGTGCTTGTCGTCCCTCTGGCGAACCGGCCGCGACTTCGCCACCTGGATGGGACGTCGGAGCTGCGTTCGGTGATTCCGGTCTCGGATGCCGCCTGCAAGATCGCCTCGGACATGATGGTCAGCGCTGAGTACCACGCCATGCCGCGCCGGTGGGCGACGGGCATGAGCAGGGATGACTTCGCCGACGAGAACGGCCAGCCGTTGGGCGCGATGTCGTCGCTGGCGGGCCGTCTGTGGGTGAACGAGGGCGACACCGTCAAGTTCGGCCAGTTCCCCGAGGCGCAGCTCAGCAACTTCCACGAGACGATCAACGTTCTTGCCCGGCTGGTGGCTGCCCTGACGGGTCTGCCGCCGGCATTCCTCGGCCTGGCCACCGACCAGCCCCCTTCAGCGGATGCGATCCGCGCGTCGGAGGCCCGGTTGGTGAAGCGGGCGGAGCGGCGGCAGCGGGCGTTCGGCGAGGCGTGGGAAAGGGTCATGCGGCTCGTCCTGCTGGTCCGGGACGGCAAGCTCGACCCGCGGACCGGGAAGCTCGAGACGGTGTGGCGGGACCCGGCGACGCCGACCTACGCGCAGAAGGCTGACGCGGTTGTGAAGCTGCACGCGTCGGGGATCCTGCCGACTGAGCAGGCCTGGGAAGACCTCGGCTACAGCGCGGTGCAGCGGGACCGGATGCGGGGCATGCAAGACGAAGCCCTGACCCGGATGACGGCCATGGATCTGCACCAGCTGAGCACCGCCCAGCCGGAGCCACAGCCTGACGTGGCGCCTGCTGCTGGGGGCTGACGTGGCCGTTGTAACGCAGGCGCACGCGGACATCGTCGCCGCCTACGGCCGGTCTCAACAACGGGCCGTCATCCAGACGACGGTCACGATGGAGAGGCTGTGGAAGCGGCTTGCCGCGGCAGACCTGTCCGCGTCGTGGCTGCAAGGCCTGGGCGCGGCGATGGTCCGGGCCGTGTCCGCCGGCCAGTTGGTGGCGGCGAGCACGGGCCAGCCGTACATCGAGGCGATGGTCCGCATGGACGGCTTGAGCAGCGACTACCTGGAGCAGGCGGCGCGTGTGGATGCCCGCTCGCTTTCGGGTGTCGCCGCGGATGGCCGGACGCTGGACAGCCTGCTGTATCTGCCGGTGATCCGCACGAAAACGTTGATCGGCGGCGGTCTCACGGTGCAGGAGGCCATGCTCGCCGGGCAGGCCCAGTTGCTGCGGATCGCAGCCTCAGAGGTTGCGGACGCCGGCCGGGGCGCGGCTGGTGTGGCGATGGTCGCGAACCGGTCGGTGACCGGCTACGTCCGGCAAGTCCGGGCGGGCGCCTGTGCGCGCTGCGCGATCCTCGCTGGCCGCTGGTACCGCTGGAACGCCGACTTTCAACGGCATCGCCGTTGCGCCTGTTATGGGGTACCCGCGACAGAGGCTCGTCCGGGCCGACACACGAACCCGATGAGTTTCTTCGGCGGCCTGTCCCGCGCTGAGCAGGATCGCCGGTTCACGATCGGCGGCGCTGAGGCAATCCGGAACGGCGCCGACATCTACAAAGTCGTCAACGCAGGTCGGTCCACGATCACGTTGGACGCCTACGGCAAGAAGGTCGTGGCCACGCTCGAGGGCACGACGCGCCGCGGGGAGTTCTTCCAGCAGATGCGCCGCGAGGCGGAGCAGCGCACGGGCCAGCGGTTCGCTCGCGGCCGCGCCGACGTGGAACAGGGACTGCCGCGCTTCCACCTGAAGACGCCACGACTGACCCCCAGCGAGATTCTGCGGCTGTCCGAAGACCGCGACGAGCTGATCAGGATGCTCAAGCGCTTCGGATACCTCGGCTGACCGCTTCCAGGCAACAGCCGACCACTGAACCATCACCGAGGGGTCCCGCAATGGGGCCCCTTTCGCATGTCCACAACTGAAGGGGCGGACGCAATGTCCACCGAGATCACGAAGGTCCCGGCAACCGGGATCGCCTGGTTCAACCTGTCCCGACACGCTGACCCCGAGCCTGGCCCGGAGCCCGTTCCGGATCCGGCGGACGACCCCGCTGACCCCGAGCCTGAGCCGGATCCGGTAGACGATCCGGCGGATTCCGACCCCGAGCCTGAGCCGGAGCCCGACGACGCGGACGCCCTCGGCGAGGCCGGCAAGAAGGCCCTCGACCGTATGAAGGCCGAGCGCGCCGCGGCGAAGAAGGAAGCCGCGGCCGCGAAGAAGCAGGCCGCCGACTTGGCGAAGAAGGTCGCCGAGTTTGAGGACCGCGACAAATCCGAGTCGGAGAAGCTCGCGGCGAAGGCCGAACGGGCTGCCCAGCGGGAGGCCAAGGCGACCGCCCGCGCGGTGGCTGCCGAGGTCCGCGCCGCGGCCGGAGAGTTCGCCGACCCGACTGACGCGGTGGACGTGCTGATGCGTGACCCCAGCCAGTACGTCGACGCGGACGGTGAGATCGACATGGACGCCATCGGGACGGCCCTGTCGGATCTGCTGGAGCGTAAGCCGCACTGGGCCAGGCCCGAGCCGGCTGCTCCCGCCCCCGAGAAGAAGCCGCAGCCCAAGCCTGACCCTGGCCAGGGCTCGCGCGGTGCTCCCGCGCCGGTGAACTACCTCGAGGCCTCGAAGGAAGAGGTCGCCGAGTACCTCGGCAAGTTCGGCTACAGGCAGCGCGTGTGATCACGGTCCGGGCCCGGTTGGGCGGCGGACGCACCTCGATTGAGGTGTCCGGTCACGACGAGCCTGCTGCTGGGGGTCGCGTCTGCGCCGCCGTGTCGGCCATCACCCAAACCGCGCTGCTGGGCCTGGATCAGGTCGCGCAGCAATACCCGGACCACGTGTCCATAGAGATCACTGAGGAGTGACAATGACCCCCACCATGTCCGCGGCCCGCCCGCGGCTCATCCGCGCCCCGCGGTCGTGGTTCCGACTGGACCGGCACGCCGGTGTCCGGCCGTCCCTGCCCG